GGGAACTGGTCTGGAAGTACCACGAGATGAACTTCGGGGAAACGGCCTACAAGCCCCGATTCGAGTTCTCGCTCGAGAAGAACGATCCGCATGAGTTTATGGAAGCTGTACGCGGATTCGTTGAGATGGGCGGCGAGGTATCACAGCGACAAGCACGCGAGATCCTTGGACTGACTGAACCCGAAGAGGGGGAGCCGGTTCTCTCGAGTCAGCAGCAGCAAGAGCAAATGGCTGCACCAGGCCAAGAGGAAAAAAACCCATTGGAAGCGTTGCTTGGCGGCGGACAGCCCCGAAGTGAGGCATTCAAGAAATACACCTACGCTCTTAAGACAGAGATGCAGAAGGAAGATGATTACAAGCCAACGGACGAGATGGCTTCACTTGCCGAACGGGGTCTTGAGCTTCGAGAGGAGCATGGCCGAGGCGGCACATCTATAGGCGTAGCAAGAGCTAGAAACATCAAGAATAAAGATAACCTGTCTGCTGACACGGTAAAGCGTATGCATTCATTCTTCTCGAGACATCGGGTAGACCTTGACGCACCAGCAGCAAAGCGGGGACATGAAGATTATCCTTCGGCGGGTGTAATCGCCTGGATGCTTTGGGGTGGAGATCCTTCAGACCCGGATGGCGCTGGAGCCGCCTGGGCAGAACGACACGCAGAAAAACTAGACAAAACCAAGAAGGACAACACCAAATGAGTACCTTTAGCAGACGAGCCAAGGCGGAAGCCGCTAAGTATCAGCACCAGATTCACCACAAGCACCGGCACAAGTACACGTTTGGGTCGGGTTGTGGTGCAGGCGAGCAAGGTAGCAAGGGCTTTCAGCCTGGTAACACCTGTGGCGGCGACGGCGACGGTAAGAACGACGCTGGCGACCAGGGTGGTGGTGATAAGGTTGGAAAACCTGCATCACAAGTATTGTCTGACGGTACGCACGTTATAGACCATCAAGCATACATGGATTATGTGTCTGGTCTGTCAGATGAAGAATTGTCGTACATACGGAAAGATGCGATGGAAGCAATGCGTGCTAATCCTGATGGTGATAAAGCAGGATATTATGCGGATGAAGTCAACTACGTTGAAATGGAAATGGCTAATCGAAACAAGTCTTCCGACGCACCCGCAGCAGGTTCGACTGTGTACGACCAAGTGAAAGATTTCATGGACACAAACCCAACCGAGGCTGAAATCGAGTCTTTCTACATCAACGAAATTCTTCCTCAAGATAAACGGTCGATGAATGAAATCCTGCAAGAAGAAGATCCTCGCGATTACGAAACTAGACGACAAGAAATAGACAGTAAGGAAGATTCTGGTGAGATTTCCGCTCAAGATGCTGCTGGACTTCGTGATGATCTAGACGCTGCAATGGGCATGGGTGGATACGCACCCCCAGCGGATAGCCCATTTGGGCCTGGCGATGTTTTGCCAAGAGCAAGCGAAGAAGAGGGACTAAGACTGGATCAAGAAGAAATTGACAGCCTTTCAAGCCAGGAACTTAAAAACCTTGGCATTGAGGTTGATGAGGCCGACGCACCCGCAGCCGCCGACGCACCCGCAGCCGACACTTCTAATCTTGACGCAAGGTATCAACCAGGCAAACCAGACGAATACCTTGCTGAAGAGCGTGCAGACCTAAATCAACATCTTGAGGGTGCTGAGACTGGTTCGGATTTCCTAAACTCAGCAATGCAGTCTGAAGACCAAATTCTTGCAGATTCCGCTAAACGACTGCAAGAGGCTTATGACGAAGAGGGTTTTGACTTAAACCTCCCAATGTCCGAAGATGACGCAGAAACGGCTGCGTTTACTCTTGCTCAAGATGTTTACGAAAATAGAACCGACGCACCCGCAGCGGGCAACGCTGGTGATCTATCTGCTGGGGGTTCCGGTCCAGTAGCAGGTACTAGCCTGGAAGAAACGGTAGATGTTGTTGGGATGAGTCCACAAGAAGCAAACGAGTTCGTCGAAAGTTTGACTGACAACAATTTGCATACGGATTCTGTGGCAGCAATGGCTGTATGGTTGCAGGCTGAGAATCAATTTAAGGGAAGTGGTAATTCCGAGGAATTGGATCGAGTTATTAAATCCCTGGTTGAGTTGGATAAAGCTCACGAAGAACTAGGCGAACTTCCAGCAGATGGGTACGAGATTCGCAAAGCCGCTATGGACACAATCCGGCCAATGTGGAACAAAGCAACTAATGCAGGTCAAGAAGCCCAGGCCGACGCACCCGCAGCGGGCGACCAAAGTGGCTCTGCATCAGATTCGGTTTATTCTTTGACCTCAAGCCTGGGTAATCTTCAAACTGAACCTAGCAATGAAGAATACAAATCAGCAGCAGTTGCCGCCTTGATGGCTTATGCCAGTGATAAAGGTTGGTCTGAAGCAAACACTAACCGCGCTTTGAATGTCGGTCCAGTGGCCGGAATTACAGATGATCCCGTATTTGCAGCCGCTAGATCGTTCTTGAAGGCCAACGAAAAGGGTGAAAGCACAAGTCAGGCTTGGGAAGACGTAGTTGCCGCAGAAGAATACTTTGAGGACTAATGCAAGGTTCTGATGTCATCAAGGTTATCGAGACTCTTGGCTTCCCCGTATTCATAGCGATTGCCCTGATGGGCGGTATCTACCTGTTGGGACGATGGATGATGAATACGCTGATGCACAAGATGGATGCCCAGTGGAATATGATCACAAAGCTGATCGACCGCACCAGGGCATTGGATAACTCGATTATCCGACTCGAGACGATGATACGACTGCTGAACGACATGAACCCGGACTGGGAACGCCTGGGCAAGCTGGACGATCAAGACAAACGCAAGGATTAGCGATTGGCAAAGGTTCATACAGACAAAGAGTTTGATGACCTTATGGCAGCTGCTTTCGAGGAAAGCGTTGTTCCATACATTGAGGCGGTCGCATCGACTATTGAAGGAAGGGCAGATGGCCGAGCCTGGCACGACTTCGAGCTTGTCACGGCTCGCGCTATTCTGCTTTCCTACCTGTTGGGCTTGTCTCAGGTCATCGAGGACGCTGAAATAGCTGGTGCTGATTTCTTCTCCGACAAGGCGACCTACGCTAAATCTGGATGCGGTGCAGGTGAGGACGATGCCCCAGGCTTCCAGCCAGGGAACACCTGCGCGGGTGAAGGTGGTAATCAATCAGGAGACACTGACAAGCCCAAGAAACGGGTTCGATACGAAGCCGGAAGCAAGCTGACAAAGAAACAAAAAGAAGAGGTGCTGCAAAGTATTAACGACGTTTATTTGATGAACGGAATTAAGAAAGATGAGATTAAAGGGACGAACCACGACGGCGATCCCATATACGGTTATCCGCATCTTCCTGAGTTGTTCTATACGTCTGATATCACTGGAGCCAAGATTCGTCGTTTCATTACTTTGCCAGACGGTTCAATTGCACACCCTTCTGAGGTATACGGAGATCAAGTCAAGCAAAGTGAAATTCTTGCAGCTTTGGAGATGAAAGAACACACAAAGCGCATGGCGAAACTTGATGACGAACAAAGACTGACACGAGTAGTTGGAGTTGAAAATACCGAGGTCGCGAGAGGAATGAATCTCTTGGGCAAGGTTAACTTGCTGTATAACAAGACTGGAAATATGTTGCCTTATTCTTACCTTGCGGAATCTCCAGACGGAGAAGTTGTCAGGGTCAACGGGGCCAGCATGAAAGATATGGAGTTTTTCAACGACGCTGGGTTTGTTGCTCTAACCCCTCCGATTGATAAACCAGACAGTCTCACGTCAAACCAAATCAACTACCTTCGGAGTGTTGATAAAAAAGGCGATCTTCCTGATCAGGTGAAACAGGATTGGCCGGAAATCTTTGGCGAGGCTAAATCAAAGAACGCCAAGGCGACCTACGCCAAGGAAGATTGGCCGATGGAGGTCGGATTCGAGGAGTTCGCTCCTGAGCCGTTCCAGGAGGCGATTGACCTGTTTGAAGATCGCGTTCCGATGCTGGCTCACAACGTCCCGCACATCGCTGAGATCGCCAGGCAGCAAGCCGCCGAGATTGCCATGGCTGAACGCATGGGCGTGGTCGCCAAGCTCGATGCCCAGTCAAATGCGATATCCAAGGCACTAGGACAGGCGTTCTGGGTTTCTGACGTTGACATGCCTACAACGATTGCCCTGAAAGACCTGATCGGCCAGGCGTTGCGGGGCGTGATGCCAGACGAACGCATGACCTTGCCTGAGTTTATTGACCGAGCATGGCTTGAGGGCGCGCAAAATCTTACGGCTGCACGACTTGAAACCGTTTACAGGACAAATATGCAAACAGCCTTCAACGAAGGTCATATGTCCTCTATGCGGTCGCCGGAGGTCAAAAGCGTTGCACCCCTTGCAATGATCGTAGAAATACAAGATCCTCGTTCTCGAGATCACCACGCGGCAATGGATGGATACATCAATACGGTTGAGTATTTCGACCGCTTGCAGCTGGCTCCCCCTAACGGCTTCAATTGCAGGGGGACCGTTCGTGTCGTATCTTGGACCGAGGCGGAAAACCTTGGCCTGGTGGGCGATGACGGGGAAATCAATTGGAAAGCTCTCGAGCGGTACAACGGCAATCGTCAGGGCTACATAGATCGCGGGGAATACCCCGATCCAGGATTCACAAAATCCGTCCAGGCAGCGTAGTCATGGAAGACAAGCAACTAACACTTCAAGAAGTCGCGTCCCGCATGAGAGTGTCGGACGATACGATTTATCGCCTCTTAAAGAAGGGCGTGCTTGCTGGTTACAAGGTTGGGCTTCAATGGCGCATCAAACAGAGCGAGCTAGATCGGTTTATGTTCGCCATGAGCAACAACCGACAGCAATCGGCAACGACCGCAAACTGGTAAGAACCTTCCACAAAAACGGTGACAAAGGACGAAATATCTAGTATGAACGCTGAAATGCAGGCCGCAGAAGCAACTATTTCTAATCCGTCTCATCAAGTATCCGAAAACGGGGATAAGGTCACGATCCACGACCTCGAACTATTTGTAGGCCACATCCCTGGCTTCGATGCGGATGATTCGGGTATGGATGATTTGGACGATGAGGCTATTGAGAAGATCATTTCTCGCACCAAAGCTCACATGAGCGCCGGAAGCAACCCTAAGCTGGTTATGCTTCATCAGGAAGAAGGCAAAGATTGCCCCCCTGAAGCTCTTGGCGATATCGTCAACATTGGTCGCAAGGATATCTACATCAATACCGGCGACGGGGAGAATTACAGCGGGCCTGGTATCGTTGGTGATGTTGTAATGTCGAAGTCTGACTTCGAGGAGTACATTTCCTCCAACCGTTTCCCACGTCGCTCTGCCGAGATTTGGAAAGACGGCCACATGAGCGAGGTCGCCTTGCTTGGCCGGGAAACGCCAGCCCGTCCCCTACGAGACACACGGTTCGCCAAGACTGGCGAAAAATCAACGTATACCCGTCCTGTTACCTTTTCTGAGGTTGCTCCAGGCGGGTCTAACACTTTTGTCCCCGGTATGGCGGACTGTGAAAAGAAGGAACATGACATGCCTGAAGAAAATGACGGTCGCATGACGATCGAGCATGACGGTGATGACAAGGATCTCATCGCCAAGCTTCGTGCTGAGAATGACACCCTTCGTGAAGACCTGGAGCAGCTCAAAATGCAGCTCAATGGCGATGACGAAGAGGACGAAGAAATGATGATGGGAATGGACGAGGACGACGAAATGATGTCCGGCAAATCCCATTATGACGAGGAAGCCAAAGAAACTCATTATGACGAGGAAGACGAAGAAGACGAGGACAAAGAAATGTTCTCACGCATTCGTCGCACCAAGAACGGCAAGGAAGTCGTTGCTCGTTTCAAGAAGCTCAAGAGCCAGCGAAACGCATACCGCAAGGTAGCGCGTGGCCTGGGTATGAAGCTCCGCAAGGCCAAGTTCTCTAAGGAACTGGACGCACTGCAAGCTGCTGGCTACCGAGTCCGAGAGCATCGCAATCACATGATGGATGAACTGCTCGCCACCAAGGACGTTGAGGCTAAGCTGAAGTTCTGGCGTGCAACCCTCAAGAAGAACCCGATTGGCAAGCGTTTGAATATGACAAATGCTCGAGTCAACGGCAAATCTGAGTATTCATCAGCAGATCGTAAAGCGGCATCCGACCGCGCTGTAGTCCGTATGACAAAAGAGAACCTGGACTCGGATAAGTTCCAGCAGGTCTTTGAACAAGAATTGAAGTCCGGCTGATAGCCCGACACAGGAGACATTAAATATGCCTTTCGCATCAACCCCAAATATCGTTGCCGGAGAGACTATTGCTCCCTACCGGTTCGTGGAATGCAGCACTGCTGCTGATAACACTGGTCTTTTGGCTGGAGATAACTCACGGGCTATCGGCGTTTCAGCAGGTGACACTAAGCAGTTCGATTCAGCAAACCACGCCGAAAGCGGCGATCAAGTCACTCTTCAGCCTGGTGCTGTTGTACTTGTCGAAGCTGGTGGCACTATTGCCCGTGGCAAGCAATGCACATCAGACGCAAACGGCAAGGCGACGGCTGCTACCGAAACTGGAACTACGGTTCAAGAAATCGCTGGCATTTGTCTTGAGTCCGCAGCATCAGGAACTATTTTCCGAATGCTCTGGCAGCCTAGCCAAACTCGTCCGGCACTTTCCTAATCTGACCCTTTTAATTTATAGAGGAATAAAACAATGGCAGAAGTCGCACCCGGTGGCGGAAACACATTCGTCCCCACATTCTCAGAAGCGACGGGGCAGATTCAAGTTGAATTCACCCGTTCCCCCAATTCGTTCCCGGTCACTCAGTATTGCAAGCTGACTCCGGTTTCAAAGTCAACTGGCTACTACCTCAAGATTGACGAGGAAGAAGCAAGCCGTATTGTCAGCACAAACGATTACGTTTGGCGTGATGGCAACGATGCTCCTGAAGGCAACCAAGTCGATCATGAGTTTACGACGTACTCGACGGAGCGTTTTAGCCCGACGTTTACGCTTGGACATCGTGCTGTCGGTAATGCTGATTGGGACATTGTTGCAGCTCATGCTCGTATCGCAGCATCGAAGGCTATGCGTCTTCGTAGCTTCCGTGCAGCCACCCTTCTTACCACAGGTGGCAATTGGCCTACCGGAACCACTAACGATTGCAACACTCTGGTTGGCGGCAAGATGGACGCTGGTTCAGGAAACAACATCCAAAAGGGCTTCAACAAAGTCGTTGAAACCATTATGGAGAACACTGGCGAAGCTGTGCAGCCGCAAGACATCATTGCAATCATGGGAACCGACACGGCATTCCAGCTTACCCAGGCTGCTGAATATCGTGAGTATTTCCAAGGTTCGCCGTTTGCAGCCAACTTTGTTCGGGGCGATGGCGAGTTCAACGAGTTTGCAATGCTTAACCAGTTCTTTGGAGTTGGCGGCATCGTGGTTGACACTACTACTCGAGTCACCAATCGCAAGGGTGCTACGAAGGCTCGTTCAGCCATCTATGGCGACGATATTGTCTTTGTTAGCCGTCCTGGCGGACTTCTTGGAACTGAAGGCGTCCCCGATTTCTCCACCGTTACTTGCTTCGCATACGAAGACATGACGGTTGAGACGATGGATGACACCTGGAACCGACGAACCCGTGGCCGTGTTGTCGATGATTCGGCACTCGCCCTGACGGCTCCTCTTTCCGGCTTCCTCCTGACGGACGTTGTTGACTGATTGGACTGACCTCCACAATCGGGCATTAGCCCACCCCTTCACGGCGGGTAGGGGTCAGCAATGGCCTCTACCCGCTTTGGGTTGGAGAAGTAATAAATGGCACAAACCAAGTACCTGACAATCGCAGAACTGAAAGAATCGTTTGATACTCGCATGCTCAAGCAGTTGTGTTCCTACTCAGGTTCTCCATCTGCGCTTGACGACGAATCGAACGCGGTGGCTTTGAACGCTATCGAAAAGGCTTCTGGAGAAATCCAGTCTTATGCACTTCGAGGCGAGCGGTATACGTCTGATAACCTAGACACGATTTACGCAGCAGATGATTGGTCCCTGAAGGGACTGTGTGCCACTCTGACGGTAAAGCATTTGTTTCGGGGTAAAGCTACTTCAGCTCCCCCGGATGTCCAGGCGATGATTGACGAGGCTACAGCGACCTGTGAGGCGTTGGGCAAAGGCGAGCGTATATTCAACCTTGGAACCATAGCTTCGGCTGGCAAGGCTGCTATTTCGTTGATAAGCAACGCCAACCGTGGCCGTATCAACATGGTGTCGGATTCTGAGTATTTCCCGCCTCGCCAGGACAGGGCGTACTAATGGCGACCATTCGCATCAGAGCCGACGAGCTTCCCAGGCTAAAGAGCATTCTCAAGAAGAAGGCTATTGGTGCGTTGAACAATCACGAAGGCTTGAAAGGCATTCTTCGGGGCCAGGCCGTTCGCCGGATCAAGAACAAAGGCGATTCGACGCATCAATATCCTGACTTGTGGGCAAACAAGGTTTCAGGTCACTACAGGTCTGGAGGCAACCCCCTGCAAGACAACGGTCAACTTATGGCTGGTTTGCATGGGAAGACTGTTACTAGCTCAGACACGTTCTCTATGTCGCTCAAGGACGGTGCTGGATACGGTGTTTACCACCAGTACGGTTACAAGACCGAAGGACCGAACTTTATACCCTTGACACTGAAAGCCAGGAGAAATCATCAGAAGGGCAATGACCCGGCTGAAGAAGGTCTGGTGGAAGGCAAGGATTACTTCATGGCGTGGAATGGCGTGACCGTTCCGCAACGCAAGATTTTTAACCTTCCACCAGAAGACGTTCAAGAGTTGAAACGTGCGATTGGTGATGCAATAGCAAACAAGATAAGGTAGGAACACAATGGCAACAGCATTTAACATTCAGGGTCCGACGAGTTTGAGCGTTTTGACTGGATCGTCTGCCGACCCAACAGATGACCCCACATTTTCTTCTTCTCATATTCTTGGTCACACATCAAATGACGATTTGATTTCAGTTGAGTTTGACAACATTCTTGTTGATCATACTTCTACTGAAAGTGGATCAATGCCCGCAGCACTTATTTATCACGGAACAATTGCCACCATTTCGGCAACTCTTGTTAAATACGACACAGCTATAGCGGACACTATGCTTGAATCAATGTGGGCTGATCGGGCTGGACTCCCTGGGACTATTGGACAAGACCAATTTAACACTGCATTTACAAACGTAGCAGCAATGCAAGTACACATTGCACCAGTTGCAAGCGGAACAGGTGCAGGCTACCCAGACAATGTAGATAGATATTCATACACGTTTAGGCAATGCTGGATTGATTCAATTGCAGAAACAGAATGGGGAAACTCGCCTAAGAAACTTGTATTGACTATTAAGGCACGAACAAGCGATTCCGGTCGTTTGTTTGAAAGAAACTAAACCTTTGAAGGAGGTGGCTGATGCCAATTATTAACACGGAAAACGATGACCATACGTTTATTGTCCAAGTTAAGGACAAGTGCAGCATTTGCGTCGATGCGTTTGAGTTGTCGGGAAAGCTAATGGAATCCTCTTTGATATCAGACGGCAAAGAGCCAACGATTGACGAGATTTCTGACATCATGAAAGAAATATGCTGGACACAAGGACACGAAAGCATGGACGAAGTAACTAAGTACGAACTGTTTGCAGTGGCTTCTAAGGCCATTGACAGGATGAACGAACTGGGAAAGTAATGATGCCTTACGCTCAGTTTGCCCGGACCTACGGCTACAGGCCAATAGTAAAAGGGATTACTGAAGGTGAGGCGGATATAGGATTGTTAGCCTGTATGACAAAGATTGGCGCACTCGAGATACTTGCAACAGCTCAAGGAATCGGGGTAGCAATGGACGGAGATACATATTTGCACGTTCTCCAGGCAGCAGGCGCGTCAGACCAACAACTGCAAAACGCAGAATTGCAGGTAATCAAGAGCAAGCACGCGAGTTCGCGTTAGGAGTAGATAGATGGCAGTTACCCTTACAGGCACAAATGGCCTTTTTACAAGACTTGGCAAGCTCTTTCAGATTGCTGTACAAGTTAAATCTTTTCAATCGACCTTGGCAACTGAAATCCAAGACGCGCTTGACGAGTTTGATGGCGGAGACAATGACCACGCCCTGGCTTTGACCGGGGTTAAACTTTCGTCTCAGAAATCATGCGCAGCTATTTACAACGCTATCAGAACTGTTGCCCATAAAACCTTGGTAGAAATGGTTAATGACGATGATCCGTTGACATCAAAAACAGTTTCTCACGCTTTGACTCGACTTATTAAACAAATGGAAGATGCGAGTGCGTCAATTAACGCTTCTCAATATGCTGCACCAGACTCCGCACACTCTGGAAACACTGGAAACGGAACAATCATATCTTCAACGTCTGCTTTGACTAAATCAACTGCTAATACTCGAGCAGAATCATTGGTAGTCAAATGTACCAAAGACTCCCAGGTGACTGGAACATCGGGCAGAGAAGTGTTTACGGTTACTGGCGAAGCACCCATTTCAGACATTATGGACCCTGATTGGCCAGGCGGTTCAGGATCAAACACAACTATTACTGTTACAGATCCTTCTGTAGATGCGTCTTCCCAGTTTGGAAAAAACCTTCTTACTAACTCTGCATTCAATTCGTTTAGCACAAACACACCCTCAAATTGGACGATTGCAACAGGAACAGCAGGAACACAGATTTCTAAGAACACAACCTCGTCTAAAATCTTTCAGGGTGACGCTTCTTTGCAGATCACGGGAGACGGTTCAAACCTTACAAAGATAACCCAACAGTTGAACACAGCGGGCGGAACTGCGGGCAAGCTTCTTCCAAATACTGTTTATTTCCTTCATTACAAGTATTACCTGGACGCCAGCATTGCAGCTGGTGTTTTGAAAGTTAGCCTGGAAGACGCTGGAGGCACTGAAGTAACAAATAATGGTTTGACGGCATCATCAACTATCAACCTTAGTTCGGCTGCTTCTGGGCAATGGAATTCATCTACGACTTTCTTCAAAACACCTGAAGCTTTGTCTACTAATACTCCGTATCAACTTACCCTAGAGTTGACCACGGCTTTGACTAACACAAAAAATGCGTACATTGATCAGTTGGCAGTTGCTAAAGCAGTGCAAATTGGAGGTGGTCCGTATATGGCAATACTTAGGGGTGTGACTGATTTTGTCAAAGACGATCAGTTTGTAATTGCGGTGGCTAAAAGTAGCACTGGAACCATGCAGGAAAACTTTGATAAGTTCTTCGGCATGTACAACCGTGGGTTGCAGCTTCCCGAACACACCAGCGGTAGCGAAACAATCGCAGATGGCCTGATCGCCTAATGAGTACAACGCCTGACAAGATGTATCAAGCTCTCTTGGCAAAGGTCAAGACGGTTGTTGATTTAGTACATGATGACTTTATCTACATCTCGCATGAGCCTGTGTTTACTCAAGAGGACGATCAATACATTCAGATTGTTCCAGGCGTTCCGACTGCTGTAACTCCTCAGGCGGGCTACTACTTGATCCAAGAGGAGTTTGAGGTGGCGGTGTGGAGCCGCTTGTACTTAGATCAAGGAAACAGGTCTACCGAAAAGTTTGCTCACCTAACGTATGGCGTCTTGAAGGTAATGACTCAAATTCGTTCTGGCTTGTTTAATCACATTTTGTCTTACGATGGAAATGCAGACATTGCGGATAATGCTTCGTTGCCAATTACGTTTGAGCGTGGCAGCAGGTTGTTTGAGTCTCCTGAACAGCCAGGTTGGTGCTACATGTCCGATACCTACAAGTTTGGATACGAGATTACCTAATGGCTGAAAACCTTGGACAAATCGACGTTGTAATTCAATCTGATAATCAGACTCTTGTAGGGCCAGGAACAAGTCCAATAGGGCCAGGAGTCAGGCCAAGCGTGGGAGCAGCGACAGGAGCAGCAGCGGGAGCAGGAGCGGCTGGGTTTGCTAAAAGCCATCCAGTTCTATTAGGTCTTGCTGCCGCAGCTGCGGTTGCAACAGCAGGATTTTACGCAGCAGCAAAAGTTATTAAATCATGGAACAACGAAGCAAATGCACTTCGAGATCGTTTTGCTCGATTGAATAGCGGCGCGGCGTTGGCTGGAGCAATAAGGCAAGTCGGCCAGTTCAAACGCGATATGGAAATGAGCAAGACGCTTGGCCCGTTGCTATTGAACCTAGAAAAAATGAGAGAACGAGTAGCAGACGGGTCTAATAAGCTACGGACGTTTATTGCTGCCATTAAAGTAAGAGTTCTAACTTACTTGTTTGCTTTGTTTGCAAAGCTGCAAGAAAAAGTTCTTCCTAAGCTACTAGAAGCATTAGAAACTGCTGCAATAACCATTGCTAAAACAATGGAAACATTTGTTACGTTTGTTTCTGACATGCTTATTTCTTTTGGAAACATTATGACCGTTATGCTTCCATCAATGCTAGGTGGCGCAGCGGGTGAAAGCATAACTTCGGTTGGCCTGGGCATTAGAGATATGCTTGAGTTCTTAAAGAAGATTGGCCGAGACGTAAACGATATTAAAAACCAGGGTGAAATAGATCCGACATCTACGGCAAACGCCTTAGTCATGCAACATTTGCAAACAATGACTGGCGGACTTTGGAAATACAGCACGCAACAGCCTGGTGCATTGGCATCAGGAAGAGAACTAAACCCACAAGAGTTTAACCGCTTGTCTGATCAAGATAAAAAAAACTGGGGTAAATAAGAATGGCAAAATGGGCTGTTACTTACAATAATTTTGGTTCTGAAGGTGCTGCACAACACACTTGGTCGCATGTAAACATTAAATCGCAAACTGCCGATCCTGTATTTTCTGACGATGGCATTTCAATAGAAACGGTTAAGCACACAATAACTGGAACAGCTCTTATCTCAGAAACTTCAGAAGCAAATTTCCGAACTGCTTTGTTGAACGCTCGAGAACACTTGACCAGTCAACCCATAAAAGGTGCTGCTACATCTATTCGCGTTTGGTTAGACTTTGCTGGTTCTGGCACAAATGAAATGTCATCAGGGCTAAACAGCGCAACTGGTGAAGACGGTCTTGATACAAAAATAAACACTTCTACGGCTCAAGGACGCTCTGTAGTTTATTTTGGGTCGATGGAAGATGATTACGGAGCGCCTTCCTGCTCGTACTCAATTAACGAAGTGTATGGGACTCTTACAGCACTTGTGTCGTTTACTATTACCTGGCACAAAATTGAACCACCAGCTAATGACGTTACTTATCACGTTCTTAGTCACACCTGGACGCAAGAATACACAATAGACAATGCAGGATCGACTACCCTTGTTATTGACGGACAGCTCAGGGTAAGAAACTTTATTGATGGCCAAATGAACCTTGGTGCTTTTTCAACCACAGGATCTAGAGGCGCAAACCCAGACCGATACAGAACGCTTGTAATGCCCACAGTTCCACCTAACTATCGTGTGGAATCAATGCGTTGGGCTACTGACACAACTGGTTGCAAGCTTCTGTATCGAATAACTCTCAAAGAGTACGCCAGGCCGTTGCCATATCCGGCAAAAGTTGGAACGGGACGATTTACTTACCAACGTGGCTTAGGCAATATGCTTGGTACAAAGAGATTTGAAGGCGAATTAGAAGGCGATGTAAATTCAGATCCTCGAGAGCTGTTAAACTCTTTGATTCGTATTGCTTCATCAAGAATTAGTTTTGGTGGTGCAGTAGGAAACACAGACCAAACGGTAGATCGAATTGATTCTATTACTGTTTCTGAAAATGACATATTTTCTAAACGGTCTATTTCCTTGAGCATTATTGCTACAGGGATGCAAACTACTTCACAGTTTGGCCTGGATGATTCAGAAGGATCTACGGGAGAGGGATTTGGTTTGCTTAAACCGTTCTTCTCTCAAGACAATCTTTCAGTAGCACCGAGACCAAACGAATACGGGGCGCAACTGATTTCGTCAGTAAAACGTCAGTTGTTTTTGCCTTGGAACCCAGATGATTCAGAAGGTTGGGATGCAACTGAATTTCCTGTTGCCACTTGGCGCACTGCAACCGAATGGAGTGGGGAAGACGTAGCTCTCGAGTTTGACGAAACTAAGTTTGAAGAAGCCGCATCTCCTCCAGTAGAACAAGACGGCGAACACACAAGTGACAACATAACTTCAACTGGTCATGTAAAATTCCCTTACGGACATGTTTCTGGTTCTGAATCCGTAACTACGAAAAATAACATTGTTGTAGTTTCTTCTATGCACGCAAACGCCAGCGACCGTGTGTATCAAAGCGGGTCGCCTGAAGTTTACATTGAGTCTGAATATCAAATCTCACGGGCTGGAAAACCCCCAAGACGCATTACGTTGTCTAAACCAAACAACGGAATTACCCTCGAAGAATCGTTTATTGTTAGTCGAGGAGACGTAGACGCAAATAATAACCGAACCTACATTGGGGTCTATCGAAGAGTTGTAAGGCTTCTTGACAATGCAGATTCGTCTGGTTTCTACATAACAAACGTAAACATCCCTGGCTGGGGCGAACAAACATTCACTGCCTGGTGGCCTCCAAACCGATCTATTAGCTCTCCTGGTGATCCTCGATTTGAAGGAAATGACAATTTGCCTGGGTCTGTGACGAGAAACCTGTTTGAAATTAACGAAAGCGCACCGGGAGTAGGACAGACGTTTAAACTTGGTCAACCAGATCAAATTTACGGGGACTAAACGATATGGGAATACAGCCAGAAGAAGGTTACAACCCGCTAGGAAGAGTTGAAATATCTTTTGGCGCAGAAGGTTTAGATGTCGTTAGTCCAGTCTCAATATCAAAACCTGTTGCAAACCTTCTTAAATCCGCAGGGTGGAACCCAGAAGAGTTTAATAAAGTTACTTGGCCTATTGGTGCTGCTAATCATGGCCTGGCTCGATTTCTTATTGACGGCAAAACAGCTAACGCAATAGCAGAAACGCTACAAGAAAACTTTATTACGGATGAAGATACTGGTTGGTATCGAAACGACGGAATAACAATAACATTTGATGGGTTGTTGTTTGACGGGATGCACATGCTTGCGCCTGTCCCGGTGTTGTCTCCGTCTACATATGCAGAAGACGTACAGTTTTACGTTTGCGACTTTGTGGATTACCGATATTGGTGGCAAAAACACACTATAGGATCACCGTATTTTGTTCCTACTGGAGACGGTGGCACTGAACGCAAAGAAAGTCAATTTCAATACGGAATTAACATGCTTGAAGAAAGCATGGGACCAGGTGTTTTTCATCCAGAAACTATCTTTCAATCAAACGACACAAGTGACATACTTTGGAACCTCCCTAGGCTGCTTAACTTTATGCTTGGGTTGTACGATACAGACGAATTAGGATTTGATGGTCGTACTGAATTTTATTACTTACCAGTCGTAGACGCCTGGCGTTACGATCAAAATTCAGATTCAAGTGCTTTTTCAACAGACGATCTTATTGACATAAGTGTTTCTGGAAGGCCATTTGGTGAGTTTTTAGATTCTATTCTTACGTTGACAGGTCATGTGCTAATTGCATATCCAAGCGAATTTTGGGCTGGTGAGTTGTCAAGAAGGTATTGGATTTCGCCAATAGAAAACCAACAACCTTTGTTTGACGATGAAGAGTTTACAGAACAGTTTGAACACAGCATTGTTTCTGGCGGAATGTTGCCAACAGTTGTTCGTGGAGGGACTGAAGTAATTACAGACCCGACCCTGGATATGGCTCCAGCTTCTATTGCTGCATCTGTACCTGAATTTATTAACGTATTTTTCCGAAACGCATTTTATGGCGGTGCGCCAAGCGAATACATTGAAGAAAACCCCGAACACAATCCGGCTTTGTCAGATTACCAAGTAGTCCAATCACTAGACGAAAGTTTGAACCTTCGTCCAGACATTTTTTGGAAGGGTAGACTTCATTCTGTTTACGCTACTTTACCAGCCGTTAAACAATACTCAAATGAAGAAACAAGTTGGACTAACGAAAACGCATGCGTTAATCAAGCAAACCGAATTGGCCGAAGATTTTACGATAGATTTAGATGCGATCCAGTAAATGTAATTCTTACGGGCACGTTTGGAAATCTTAATGACTTAGTGCTTTGGCCTGGGGCGCAAGAAATTACTTGGTCAATCACGGGGCGGGGTCCAGTTACTAAGATTATAGGATCTTACAATCATCCTTTGTTTGGGATGATGCCAGACAACAATCTAAGCTCTGGAAGTGTTACTTCTACTGCAACTACAAAAGTCGTTCATAGACCAGACGGAAGACTCAACATATCTTCTGCCCCTGTCGATGTTCGGCAAACTGTGTACCACGCAGTAATAACTGAAGTTAACCAATCAAGTGCTGCTCAAAGACCTTACTACAGTGCAGAAGCAGTTACAGACGCTCGAGTAGCAGTTGTAAACATTGCACCGAGAAGCGTCCACGATTCTGACAAGGTAGATATTAAGCCGTTGCAAGTTGGGGACTTCTGTATGATTGGGGTTTTGCCAAATACAGATGACGAGGGGATTGCTTCAAGAAACGTAGTGGTTAATCCAATTGCGCCAGGCATTAGAACTTTGAACGGAAACGGAAGTACGACCGTCATAAGTCAAAGATCAATGGTTCAGCCGCAGCAAAAATATCAAAATATAGATCCTGTATTCAATCCAAACGTGCCACAAGAAATAATTAGTTCGGCGGAAAAAGGCATAGATATAACGAATGGTATGTTTGGTCAATTTACACCAGGTCAAATCTACAAAGTAGGAACTGGTGAAGATGAGTTATCATTGGTTTTGTATGTATGGGAATACCCTTTGTATTCTGCATGCACAAGTGAACCGGGATTTCGCAGCGCCGGATTCTTTGGCGACTATATTGCAACAATGGGTAGGTATTAAATGGCACTAGCTACAGCAAACGCAAAAGGTTTGTACGAAGGTACGGATGAAATAACTCTAGTCCCATCGGAACCCAACGGGCTAAGTGTCGTTACGATGCTTCGAGTTGTAAACACTGACACTACAACCATTATTCCTATACTAAGAATTTTGGACGAAAACAAACTTGGACTTGATGAAGAGTATTTGAAATTGATACCCGACATTACTTTGCAAACATCGGAGTATTTGGAGTATCAAGGCGTTGTTTGCGTTCTTAGTCCAGGCCAAAGCTTGGTAACAAAACTTACATCTTCTGTTTCTGCTAACGAACCAGAGTGGACAGTAGTGTGGGCAAAGGAAACTTTCTAATGGGCGTTCAAGTATACGACAGTAGCGGAAGGCTAAAGACTAACTCTGTCACAACTATTGACAGCAACCAGTTGGGCCACCCAGGCTTTAGGACCGATCAAACAACTGATGGTTTTTACCTTGGTTACACAACCACGGGTAACGACGCTGGGATTGCTCACAATGCTGCAACTATGTATCAGCTCTGGTACATCCCGTACACGATTGCTATTGCCCAGTATGGGATCAATGGCGACGATGCTGGAAACACTGGCAGCTTGAAAATCGCCATGTACACAAACGTAAATGGTTTGCCGTCATCCAAAATAGCGGCAACTGAAGGGGCGATTACAGGAAACGGAACAGGCGATTCGTCTGTGGCGTTCGTGACAGCTCCTACCCTAACAGCAGGTTGGTATTGGATGGGGTCTCACATTGCATCTGGAGCAATCGACATTGAGCATTCGTACTCAGGCGCGGTAAACAACAGCAAATCTTTCTATTCACAACCGCTTTCCACATTTAACGCCGACTTTGGTTGTTACCTGGAAACCAACTCAACTTCTGATCTTCCAACAAACGCAAATGCTAATAGCAAAATGTCCGCAGGTTACGTTCCTCGAATCGGAATAAGGTTTACTTCAGCATGAGCAATTACAAATCAACAATGAGGTGTAGCCAGGATGGATCGGTCATCGAGATTATTGATGAGCGCGAGGTTGAAGCTGTCCGCACTTATCGTTTGTCTAGTATTCGTAAGCGAGCGGCCAGGCACATCGAAGAATTTGTGCCAGAGTTCAAGCAACGGAACATTGCAATGGGCATTATCAAGGGGGAAGAAAAAACATCTCTCCTGGCAAAGATCAATTCAGTTCGAGATTATTGCAATGGACTCGAGGAACAAATCAATGCGGTTGCCTGGGACGGAAAAGCGTCTTCCCGTGCGTCGGCATGTGACGAGATCGAATCCGTAGGTTGGAATTATGAGGGTTAAACAATGAAGGTGTGGCCGTATGATTACGACGAAGACTTTCAATTTAATGAACTTCGTGGAATAGAAGGCGATCCAGACACGAAGAAAATCCTTACTCGTCTTAGAGTCGCAGACGGTACTTTTAGATATGTCATCAGAACAGACGATGAAGGAAACAGAACACTAACAACGGTATCTGAGTCTAATGACTACGAATGCCCTGAGTGTTGCCCAGAAGACGATGGTGGAGGCGGCGGCGGCGGGGGTGCAGGATCGTGTAGCCCATGTTGGACGCCAAACAATTCAAACGGTTACACAGGGTTTAGCGGTTCATTTACAACACAATGTCAAAGAAACCCAGACGCTCACCTTCTAAATACATGCGCAAACTGTTGTAGTTATACATCTACGTTTGACGATCCGTGTTGGGGTGGAGATTACGGATATTGCATTGGTTGTAGCGCGTGTTACTCTGACATAAATGGTTACGCTGACGCTTCAATATGTGGTCAAACATACGGGTTTAACAGCCCAAATTTGTTTTATCAAACAAAGCTTATTGTTGTAGGAAGTGAACCAGTATTTGAAGAAGGCGCTGGGTATTGCGCTAATATGCAAGCGATTCTTGACGCAAATGCTTACGGGTCTTGTCAGTGGTATTCTGTTCCAACTGTTTCTATACATATGTCTGTATCTTGGAACGACAACAACAATGATGATTACGAGCATTATGTAGGTTGCCCACCATTTGTAACATGCGAAGATTGTACTAAACAAAGTCCTAATCAAACTTGTCCCCCTTCTGGACTATGCGTAGAGCTTACTGGAGAACAAAATTGTGGTGGGTGTAATGCTTGTTTTGGAACTGCATACCCAGGCGATGGGCAATGGGAAGCTACAACCAATGAAAACGGAGTTGGTGGAGGTTGCTGGATTCTAAGTATGTGGGCTAGGGAAGATTGCACGGCAAGCAAATGTACAGAATGGTGGGCAAACAAAAGGCTTTGTTCTGAACAAACTAATTGTCAGGGAGGAATGCCAGACGATATTGAAGAAATGAGGCCAGGCGTAGATTGTGAATGCAACTGTTCAGCAGATTCACTTGGATACGAACTGGGATATGGCTCTTGCTCACATTGTTCATCAGGATGCACGGCAAGAAGTGAAATGTATGGAGCAGCTTTGATTGTAAATACTGACCTTGAGGGTGCGTGTTCGCCGAAACCATACAACTTAAAAACCAAATGGGGTTGGGAAGGTGGTTGTGGTGACAATTGTGGCGGCGATGAAATGCCGTGTGGATATGGAACTGAAGAAGGTTGTGTAGACGAAAACGGAGATCCACTGCCCTGGGCTAGTTGCGGGACGCCTTGTTTCTTTGGCTATTCTTACGAAGCTTATTGCAAGGCTACATCGTTTAGTTTCATTTAGTCTGAATTGTTAGGGAAGAACAACAAACTATGTCCGTACCATTTAAATCTAATTTTACTGTTTGCGATGAAGTGGGCGGCGTAAATCAATGCGTCGAGCTGTTCTTTAATAGCAATTTGCAACTGCTTAATGTGTCTGAGCCATACGAAGCTAAAGAAGGAACAATTCCGGTTGTTCATCCAGATGGTTATTTGGTTGAAGTAGTAAAAATGTCAGATATGACTGACGAGCAAATAGCTGCTTTGACTCATAATGGAAAACCAAATGATGAAGCAATGGAATTTCGACCCGAAAGCGATGCTTGGCATTTGCGAGATGCCTCAACAAACGAAAGCGGTTTAAATAAACTGTCTCAAGGACAAGACGAGCCAGGTTGCACCGCATGCGAGCAACGCAAAAAAGAGTTGGAACTTCTAAACAATGACGTACAACACCAAAAAGCAACAAAGAAGAACCTTCTTAGTAGACTAGCTAAAGGCGTGCCAGGGCTGCTTAAATCTGAACTGGGCATTAACCAGGCGAGCTTAGAGGTGGTTGACAAACGGAAATCTATCTGTTTGAATTGCCCTGAAGGTATTTACAACTTCGGAGTGTGTGACGAGGAGCGGGGTGGGTGTGGTTGTTTCTTGGCGTCCAAGGTAACAATAGAAGGTGAGTCTTGCCCGAAAGGTCATTGGTGATGCAGGGATACGCAGATGCCAGATACAGCAAGATTCGCGGCCATATCGTGCGTTCACGTTGGCCCAGCTTCTAAAGAACGTCTCAGGTCGCTGGATTTCATACTTAGCACCCTGACGGATGATCAGAAGCACAACGGACCATTACAATCATTTGTGATGTTGGGCGACCTGTTGGATGCCCAGGCGGCGTCGGTTCACCCAAGAGATGACAACATCGAGCATACCCTCGAGGACGAGTTTCGTGATGGAGCTGACTATCTTGAGGCGATTAGGCGAGAGCTTCCAAAAAACTGTGACCTTATCTGGTGCTTGGGTAATCACGATTCCAACATCCTGGTAGCGGACGCTAGGCGAATTCAATCTGATCTAAGGTCATTGTGTGACTGGAACGCCCATGCCGAGCATGGCAAGGTGTATCGCAAGTGGCGACAGGTTCCGTACCAGAAGCCATCTATCCATGATCGCAAGGGGTGCTATGAGCTTGGCCAGGCGGTGTTCTTTCACGGGTTTGATGCCGGTAGCAACTCTGACGAACTCGAGGGGCTTCAGGTTGCTTACGCCTTGGGTGGCAATGCCCACAGGTTGATGGTCAGGGGTCACACCCACAGGCCGAAACACGTTACCCAGTGCAAGCGGAGTGCAAACGTGCTTCTTCCGTACTGGTACGCCAATGCAGGGACGGCGGGACCGATGGGCATGGAAGTCCCCTACATGCAGCGGAAAGATCAGAACCAATGGAACTGTGGCGTGGTTATTGGAGAAGCCAAGCTTGGACGAGTGGGGCGGATGAACGGGAAATGCTGGAGTGCCAGGACGGTGATTCGTGACCAATGACAGGTTCAAAAGTAACGACTCATGCGACGATCCCAAATTGTTCAAGTGGCTTGACATCACCAGTCAATCAGAACCGTGGATGTCGCTGGATGATGCCTTGGAAATGAAGCCTGCTGTAATGATGTCGGTTGGCTGGATTGTCAAAGAAACCCCTGAATACATCACGATTGCCAGCACCTACGACACGGACGAAGAGCTTGTTGGAGATGTGAACTGCATACCCCGCAAGACCATTATGGAAATCATCCCGGTGCGTCCGGTCAACATCTAGCCTTGCTCCAGGTGTAGCCATGAAGAATGTCACGATTCGGGGCGGCAAGTCACACGAACGCGAATACGTCGAGAAGTCTGTGGCCTGGTGCATTAGACGCCTAGGGCTGAACACCCTGCACACCCTGAAGGTGGCTGTGGTCATCAAGCCGTTGGACGATTGTTGCGGCTGGTGCAGGCCGGTGGCCGACTCCAACCGTGCCTTCCAGATCGTCGTAGCCAACAACCAGAGCCTCCGAAACTTCGTGATGACCGTGGTGCATGAGATGATCCATGTGAAACAGTACGCAAGGAACGAGTGGCTGATTGACGGTGAGCCGGAGGCGTGGGGTAGCCAAGAGATCCTGACGGACGAACTGTGGCTTGCCGACGTGCTTTGATGGGCGCATAGATAAAGCCCCGTCTTA